TTGATATGGCTCGCCCTCAGACACAAGCTACTACAGCGATCCTTCGTGGTTTTGTAGAGAACGTGTACTTTGGTAACTATGGCAGAACGTTAGCCGATCCTAATGTGGTCGACTTTCAAGCGCTACAGAACCCAGTGCCTAAACAGATCATTCCGACTAACGGAAGTCCTGTTGGCGCAATTCAACAAATCCAACCAGAACCTATTAGCTCTGGTACTGCGGGTATGCTTGAGTTCCTTGGTCTACAGAAAGAGCAGTCTACTGGTCTTACTAAGACAGCCATGGGTCTGAACGATACCTTATATGTATCGGGAAACTCAGAAGCTAAGATGACTGGTGCTCAGAATGCTGCACAGATACGTATCGAACATATCGCTCGTCGTTTTGTAGAGACTGGTATTAAAGATCTTTGTCGTGGTGTGTTGAGAGAGATGAAGCGAAACATGAAGAATCCTGCTAAGTATAAGACGGCTCAGGGTTATGCATCTTTAAGTGCTGAAGACTTACAAATGCTTCCTTCTAATATGGACTTAGATATTGATGCCAACATTGGTGATAATTCTAATCAGTCCCTAGGTCAGAAGTTACTTCAGTTATCGCAACTACTTCCTCAAATGGCTCAAAGCCCTACGTCAGAAGCTTATGTTAATCCTTTAGCTTCTTACAACCTAGCGCTTGATATTCTAAAGAACATGGGTATGGATCCTACAAGGTTCCTTAATGACCCTAATTCTCAAGAGTTTCAACAGGCCAAGCAGCAAGCACAGCAAATGGCTCAGCAGAAGCAACAAGAAGCAGAACAACTTGAGAAAGAGAATATGCAACTTGAGCTTAACACTAAGTCAGCTAATGTTAGTCTTATTAAAGCTGAAGCAGACAATAAGAAGATTGACAATAAACGTCAGCTACTTCAAGCCTCTGATGATTCCAATAGGGAATGGGCAGAGCTTAAGGTTAAAGCTGAAGGTACAGAGGGGGCGCAAACCCCTGTGAAGGAGCCTGTGGACTTCATGTCTTTATATCAAGACACGGAAGAGCGGGAGCAATTAGAAGAGGAGCAAGCTCAGCAACAGATGCAAATGCAGCAGATGATGCAGCAACAGCAGATGCCTCAATAACATGTGAGATGATTGATGACAGACTACAAAAGACATCCGGGCCATAAACGTGGTTCGGATGGGAAACCAAAAAAAGTATCTGTATATGATGATGCCCAACGTACCCTTAACAAAGGGTACCAGTGCACTGAGTTAAAAGATACTATGGTCATGGTAACCGAAGATATACTTAACGATCTATTTAAGCAGTGGCTTGATACCAAGCACTATGAAGTAGAAACACGAGAGTTTATTTATAAAGTTGCTATTAGCCAAGGCGCTGTAATTAGTAATATAGAAAGAGCTATTACGGCAAAAGACAATAAAATACAACAAGAAAAAGCCAAGGAGACAATGGATGATTGACAAGGCAATGTTAGAACTGGCTCTAGCTAAGGTAGAGACACAACTGTTAGCAAACGTTAAGGCCCTTTCAGTAGGAAGAAACTTAAATGTTTACGCTTCAGATGTTAACTCTTTAGTAGAGGCAAAGGCAAACCTAGAGAAGATGATTACCCCTACGGGTAACGATGAGATGATTGAATGTGAAGTTTGCAAAGAAGTAGTTAAACGACCTGTGTACAACAGATGGCACGGGAAGAACTGTAAGAAAAAATAAAGAGGTTTTATTACAAACCTTTGATGAATGAGTGATGACAGAGAGTTGTAATAAACTCTCTTATTTTATAGGAGATAAAATGTCAGAAACAAATAACGAAGCTACCCATACGGATGAGTCGTCAGTTGCTGATTTCGATTTCGACGCTTTGGCGGATGAAGTATTAGGTTTTACACCTGATACAGCTACCCAAGAGAACGATGAAACGACAGAAAAACTTGAAGACGATAATCCCATTGTCGACGAGGACGCTGATACAGTTGATGAAGTAGAGGGAGATAATAACGACGAAGAAGTGGAAGATGAGGATGAGTCTGAGGACGCTACCCAAGAAGAAGAAACAGAAGAGTCGGATGAAGCAGCAGAAGTAGATATGGAGTTCATGGTGCCGGTTAAGATTGACGGTGAGATGGGTGAAGTCTCTATGGAAGAGCTTGTTGCTAATTATCAAACAAAACGGAGTCAGTCGAAAAAAGGGGATGAACTAGCGGAACAAGCTAAAGCGTTAGAAGCTATAGGTGAGCAGGCCAATATGTATGCTGAAGTGAATGCACATTTACTTCAACAAGAAGACTCGAAGGATGTAAGAATTCTTCAAGCACTTCAAGCTAAGGTCGATAAAGCTTTTGAAGATGACGACTTTGAAGCCAGTAAACTTAACAATAAGTTAACAAAGGCTAAAGAGGAATACTCTTCAAGAAAAGCGAGCCGAGATAATCTCATGCAAGGCATGGCACAACAGATGGGTCAACAACAACAGGAACATTTCTCGAAGCAGGTGGAGCACTTTAATAGTGTAGTTCCAGAACTGATTCCAGATTGGTCTCCTGAGGTTGCAAAGGCCAACCGAGCGTTTGCTTTAAACATTGGTTTAGAGGAAGCAATGGTTGACACTATGACAGATCCTATGATGGTCCGAGCTATTGATGGGTTTAGAAGATTAGCGGAAAGCTCTATTAAAGGGACAGCCAAACGAAAAAAGGCTCCAGTTAAAAGAGTTCCAACGAAGAAGCCAAGTTCCACAGCAACTAAAAAATCCAACAGGGTTGATCAATCTAGACAAAAGATCGCTAAAGGTAGGGGAACAGAGAACGATGATAAGGTTCTTTGGGACAATGCAATAGATAATTTGTTTGGAGAGTAGATCCTAATGTTATAGGAGCATTAAAATGGCTACAAACTTTACAACTAGTAATCAGAATTCTTTGAGAGAAGATCTGGCTAACTATATATCAAACATCTCTCGTGACATGACTCCGTTCATGTCGTCAATTGGCAAGAGCAAAGCAACACAAACTTTGCACGAATGGTCAACTGATACTCTAGAAGACGCTGGCCTACAAGCCGCTGCTGAAGGTTCAGACTTTGCGTTGAGCACTTCTCCAGTTATTACTCGTCTTGGCAACCGTACACAGATCTTTACTAAAGGTATTACTATCTCTGGTACTCTGGAAACTGTTGACAAAGCTGGTCGTAAGTCTGAATTCAAGTATCAGTCTGAAAAGCGTGGTAAGGAAATTATGCGTGATATTGAAGCGACATTAGTGTCTAAGCAATTATCAACTGCATCTGCTTCTGCCTCAGGTAACGTCCAAGCTGGCGCTCGCCTTATGGGTGGTTATGAATCATGGGTTGGCTCAGCTGTTGCAGCTGGCGGTACTCTTGATGCTAACTCAACTGCCGGTACAGGTGCTTCAGTATGGAACGGTACAGGTTCTGCTGCAACATTTACTCTAGATGATATCAACGAAGTTCTACGTTCAATTAACGGCGAAACTTCTGCGGCTCCATCTAAGGTAATGATGTCAACTGCTCAAAAAGTAAACTTCTCTAACCTTGTTAATGCTGGTACAGGTACTAACGTACGTCGTAACATTGACGAGAAAGGTAAGTTAAAGCAGTCAGTAGACTTATACGAGTCTGACTTTGGTGACGTTGAAGTTGTTCATAACTACTTGATGGGTGATTCATCTGTCTTTATTTATGATCCTTCACTGTTGTCATTATCTACACTTCGTCCGATTCACTTCCGTGATATCAACGAAGCTGGTGACGCGTTGCGCTCATTCATGGTTTGCGAGCATACGCTTGAAGCTAAGAGTCCAACTGGTAACGGTCTTATTACTAATACTTCATTGACGTAATATAGTTACTTAAAGCCCCCTCTCCGGAGGGGGTTCACTTAAGGAGATTTATAATGGATAATAAACATAGTTTTGATATGCAAGTTAAGAAGACAGGAGACCGCCTTGAGGTAACTCAAGATGTATCTTCACACTTAGACTGGGCAAAAGATCAAAGAGAAAGAAGCAAGCAAGCCAGATTAGACAGAGGTTTTAAACCCTACTGCAATATACCAGATTCAGTTTCACTAGATATCATGACAAAGTATGGAATTAATATTCATGATAACTGTAACAGAGATGACCTTAAGAAGGTCAAACAAATTATTAAGCGGGACTATCCTGCCTTGATGTATTACTAGGAGATATAAATGCCCATCATTACTAATCAAGCTACATTACGCACATCAGTTGCGGATTGGCTAAACAGAACAGATTTATCCAACAACCAGCTTGATCAGTTTATTGAGATGGGAGAATCAAAGATCTACGAGGTATTAAGAATACCACCACTTGAGGCTAATGAAAGCTTTACCGTCTTGGCTGCGAATTCGAGTCTAGCTATACCTGCTAGGTTCATTGAAGCAATAGAGTTAAAGAAGTCTGAGACAGGCAAGGACGACAGTATTGTTCTTAGCAGGGTTGACGAAAAAGCTTTTAGCAACAACAAGATAAAGAACGCATACATTAGAGTTGGCAACAGCTTAATCATTACAGATGATAATGGCGAGCAGAATGCAGAAGGTACATATGTACTTAGATACTTTAAGGCAGACGAGGCGGTAGGAACATTAACTGGTTCAGCAACTACTACGCTAGTTGTTGGTAATAGCTATGTTATACAAACTATGGGTAGTTCTACACAACAACAATGGGAAGCAGCAGGCGTTCCTGTAGGAGCTGCTACAAATGTAGGTGTTTCGTTCATTGCTATTGCAACCAGTATTGCTGGAGGCGACACAGTTAAACAAGAAATAAACGATCAGTTTGTTATTGGCACTGAGTATGAGGTTGCTCTTTTTGCAGCCCTTTCGGTTGCTTCAGTTTTCCTTGGTGACATGGAGTCTGAACAAAAATACAACGACTTACTTGCAAGAAAGATAACAGCACTAAACGAGAAAGAAAAGAGAGCGGCACTTAAAGGTGGCAGCTTCTCTGCATCTGTACCTTACCCCGGAATTTAGGAGATACCATGGCTAGAAATTCATTTTATGATGGCTCCGCTGGAGATGCAGTTACGATTGACAATTCAGTCTTAGCAGCAGAAGCCGCAGAAGCAGCAGCAATAGCAGCTAAGGTAGCAGCTCTAGCAGCACAAGTAGCAGCAGAGACTGCAGAAACAAATGCAGAGACAGCAGAGACAAATGCTGAAACCGCAGAGACTAACGCTTCAGGAAGTGCCACGGCAGCAGCCTCTAGTGCCTCTTCAATTGTCAGCTCAGTTGCAGCAGCAGCTGCATCAGCAACAGCAGCCCAATCATCAGAGGATGATGCGGCAACAGACCTAGGTTTAACTAACGCTGATGTAGTACTAACTCATGCAGACGTTGTATTAACTCACGCTGACGTAGTTCTTACAGCAGCTGACGTAGTGTCTGCAGAAGCAGATAAAGTACAAACAGGATTAGACAGAGTAGCCACAGCAGCTGACGTAGTATTAGCAGAGGCTGACAAGGTTCAAACTGGTCTAGATAAAATAGCTACAGCAGCCGATAAGGTTGCAACTAATGCAGACGTAGTTCTTACAGCGGCTGATGTTGTATTGGCAGAAGCAGATAGAGTATCAACAGCAGCAAGTGCGTCAACAGCAACTACTCAGGCCAGCACAGCTACAACTAAAGCAGGTGAAGCAGCTACAAGCGCAACTGCAGCATCAACAAGTGCAACGGCAGCGGCAGGCTCAGCTACAACAGCTACAAGTAAAGCGGCAGAGATAACATCTTTAACTACATCCACTTCAACTGTGGGTGCGGGTGGCAGCTCAACATCTTCTTATAATTCTGGTACTGGCGTACTAAGCTTAGGATTGCCAACAGGCGCTACAGGCGCTACAGGTTCACAAGGTGCAACAGGATCTCAAGGCGCTACAGGCGCTCAAGGAGCAACTGGCGCT